TTGATTTTAGTTATAGCGATTATAAGAGTAACTATAATTTATTTCCTGGATATGTTCTTGAGACAGGATTATTATATGGTGAACGATATGGTAATGTTGTTGTAGTTAGGAGTATAGATCCTAGTAATGGAAAAGAATTTGATTCATTATATTCTCATTTCCCTAATGGTGGAATTGCTGTTAAAAAGAATCAGAAGGTAGGTGCTGGACATTATCTTGGTAAGGTTGGATTCGTGAGTGTAACGATACCTGGTGTTCCAGAACTACAACCCAACAATGCTGGCAACATGTCTGGATGGCATACTAGTGTTGATTTCTTTGAACCTAGTTCAACAGCTCCATATGGCAACAGAGCATTTATTATTGATTTGTTATTAAACTCAGCAGGTAAGTCTCCACGTGGAAATAATCTTTTTTCTAGATCTACTGGTGAGATGGATACTAGTGGTGAGGATTTTGCTGTCTTAACTGCTATATCTGCTTTAGAAGCTGGAGATGCTCAATCGAGAGCAGATGTAGCACAGTCAATCTATAATAGACTGGGTGATGATGGGAAATATGGTAACAGCATTAGTCAAATTATTAAAACTGATGGTCAGTATCAACCTGCTTATGTAGATCCTCTTGCAGATAGTGGTCCAGGTACAAAAGTTGCAGCAGTATGGAAAATTGTTAAAAATAGAGAAAGTGCAATAACGGCAATGGTGTCTTATTGGAAGAAGAAAGGGACAGTGGTTACTAGGGAACAGATGGGAGCATTGTATGATAGTACAGCAGCAGCAATACAGAATCAGCAACTACAAGCAGAGGCTGCATCACATGTTGGTGGTCATACAGAATTTTTTAGTGGTAATCAGTATGAGGAAGGTGATAAGTATAGAGGCAGATTAGGAATAGATAACACATTCTTCAGTATGTGGGGATCTAATTATGGTATTCCAAGAGAAAAGCAGATAGATAGAGGTCCATCACCGAACCCTTTACTTTTAAATAAACCAATTGGTCCACAGTCAAGTCTCTCACCTGAACTAATGCCGATCTTTGATAGAGTGAATCAAAATAATAAATTGACTGCCAACAGTTCTTTGATGGAATCTATGGAAGAAGAAAGTAGTGGAGGAGTGACAGTTCTGTTAAATAACATTGTACAGAGTCACAATACACAGATAGGTAATACTGCATCTGCAAAAACAGATTCTGGTTTTCTTCCTTCCTTATTCAAAACGGCAAAACTAGCAGGATAGTATGGCAAGGTATAGTTCTACATTTTCAGGAGATTTATCCACAAAGGCAGCTGGGATCCTTTGGGATGCTTTTAATATGGGTAAGGTTGAGAAAGCTCGTGCTATGCGAGGAGCAGAGATCAATCAGCTTGATAAAGATAGTTTAGGACTTCGTAGTGGTGAGTTTACTGCTCAAGCATTAAAATATATGATGACTCCTAAGTTTCTTAGGAAAGGTAGTTTCGGTAATAAATATCCAGATTATTTTGCTAAAGGACAGAGTACACCTTTTGCTAGTCCAGTAGGACCATTTAAACCAACCAATGCTCAAACAATGGAACGGTTGGTAGGGAATCCATTCCCTCAAGTTGCGACTCCATATAGAGAGCATCAAGTACAACCACAGACACCATTACTAGGATCTAGTACTAAGAGTTATGAACCTATTGGTTCTAAGAAGCAGAAACCTGTAGAGGTTAAAGATGAAAAACTTGGTGTATTTTTTGCTGCTATTGCTCAGTCATTAAACAATACAGTTTCATCTATTAATCAGAAACAAGCTTCTATAGAAACTGATATTCAATCTTCAAAGCAAAGTAATCTTGCTATTGCTGAAGGATTGAAGTATAGTAATGATACTATAGGTGATAAGTTAGATGCTATTGCTGACATATTAAATCAACAAATGGCACTTGCTAAACAGCAAGTTGATGAAGCAGAGACAAAAGACGTTGTAGCAGAATTAGATGATAGGGAAAAGGTAGCATCTACTGATAGGTTTGTTGATATAGGTGAGGATCCTGCAAAAATACGAAGGGAGAATGATTTAGAAGATGCTATTGATCCTATTGGTGAGGTAGAAGATTTTGGGGGAGTTGATGTTCCAAACTTTGAACAGGGTGGTGTTATTTCTGGTCCTGATAGTGGATATCTAGTCAGGTTGCATGGTGATGAGATGATCACACCATTAGATAATAATTACACTCAAGGTCAACCAAGTGCTGTTGATGGTAGAATTCGTAATCAATACGAGGCAGGTACAGCACAACAACCTACAATACCATCAAAAGCTCCAGCAATGAATTTCTTTGCTAAGAATCCATCTGAGAGTGCTGGAAATGTTATGAAATCTCCAGTAAATGATGTTGTGAGAGATAAGTTTACTGAAGAAAGTCTCCTAAAGGCAATGAAGTTACCATTTGAGGTTGCTTCATTAGGAATAATGGCTGCTACTGGTAATGCTGTTAGAGCAACACCAGGATTTACTGGAATGAAATCATCATATGGGTCTGTGATTGCTCCTGTTGCTCAAGCATTTAGTGTTAGGGATACTGTCACTAGCAAAGTTAATAATCTATTAGAAGCAAAGAATACACAGTCTGAGTTAAGATCTCAAGAGATATTCAAGAAAGAGCAAAGTTCTAATAGACGTGCTTGGTGGGATATATTTGGACTGTTTAGAGAGGATGATTCAGAAGAAGATGATGAAGAAGAACGTGGAGAAGGTGGTCCACAATATGGAATTGGTGGTCCAGGTTTAAGTAGTGGAGGATTACAGAACTTATATCATGGAACCAGTAATGCTAGAGCAGGTGGTATATTATCAGGTGGATTCAGACCTAGCAATGCTATGAGTTGGGCTGGTAAGGGTAAGTCATTCCTAACACCAGATTTCTTTGATGCTGCTAAGTATGCTAGACCTGGTGCTACTGGGTTAAATCCTTTTAGTGTTAAAGGTCTTCCAGGAACTGGTCTCAATAATCTTAACAATGCAAGGGGTCAGGTATTAAATGTACTACAACCTAAAGGTGCTGGTCTTAGATTACCTGGATGGTTAAAAAAACTTGGTATAGCACAAGAGGTTGCTGTTAAACCTAATCAAGCAACTAAGGGATTGAATCTAGCTCAGAAATTGTTGGGTGGTGCATATCCTAACAGTTCAACTGCTAATGCTGCTAGACAATTGATGACATCTCCAGCATCAGGTAGAGGTTTAGGTTTGATGAGTAAATTATCACCGATGCTTAGAGCTGGTGGTGGATTGCTTGGGAAGTTATCTAGAGTGCCTATGCTTAGTGATATGTTATTCCCAGATCCAACTGCTCAATATGATATGATGCATGGTCCAAATGCATACTATAATGATCCTAGATTTACTGGTGAGAGACCAGAGTGGGCTCCTCCACAAACTGTACAAAACCAGAAGTCTGCTATTGTTGACATGTCTTCCAAAGAACAGGCAATACATAAACTTTCTAAGAAGTCGATTGACCCAGAGATAATTGATCTTAGTACAGTAAGTAGAGGAAATACAACTACACGAGGAGACTCAATTTCTCATATTGATAACGTAGGTGATTCTCAGGTCGAACAGTATCAATTTGTTTATTCAGCATTTAAGTAATGGCAAAGGCAGAAGATTTTACAATAAAGAACATTTCCATATGGAAAGTTGGCGAAGAGATGAATGAACCTTATAGTATTTTAACTAATACTGTTTTGGGTTTTCAATATTTTGAGGATATATTTTCTCCATCAATATCTGCTGCCCTAGTCATTATGGATAAAGCAGCAAACCTTCCTGCTTACATGCCAATTCAAGGGTTTGAGAAAGTTGTTATAGAGATTACTGATTATAAGGGTGATGATCATCAATTTGATTTTCGTGTTTGGAAGATAGGTAACAGAGTTTCTGATAAAAAGGGTCAGGGTTATACTTTAGGATTGATAGGTGATCAGGGATTAACTAATGAAGGTGTTACAGTAAACAAACCTCTTGTGGGTAAACCAGATGCTATCGTTAAAGAAGTATTGATGAAGTATCTTAATGTACCTGAAGCTATGATTGAGACTGAAGAGAGTGTTAATCTAATGAAGATTTTCCCTTCTGGTAAGTCTCCATTCACAGTCATTAGGGATTTGCAAGCTAGATCAATTTCTAAAAATTCACTTGGTGGTGGTATTGGTAAGAAAGCATCTTCTAATGATACTAAAGGTGATTCTAAACCTAATCACAGTTCTGATGTAGCAGATAATGCAAAAATTTTAAAAGGTACTGCTGGATATTATTTCTGGGAAGACCGTGATGGATTTAACTTTAAGAGTATAGATGCTCTTGCCTCAACTGATGAAGAGAAATTTGGTGGTTCTGGTCCTGTTGCGACATATGAGTACGCACCAGCAATGACTGATAATGAGATAGGTAATGATAGGAAGATACAAGAGGTTACTTTTAGGTCTGAGTTGGATATGTTAAAGAAGATGAGGGAGGGTGCTTTCTCAGCACAATGTGCGTTTTTTGACATAAATACAGGTGTTTATGATGAATACATCTATAAATTAAGTGACAACTGGAAGCAGATGGCCCACTTAAGTCCTCAAACAGAGTTACCTAAAGGGCAAAAAGATCTGTCACAGTTTCCAACTAGACGATTATCTACCGTTATTAATCATGAATATTGGTACAACGGTACTGAAGTAGCGTCAAATGAGTCCAAAGATAATAGTGATGAACCAAGTGAAATAACAGATAACCAGAAGCAGTTTTTGGTACAGTCTATCTCTCGTGCAGGGATAATGTTCAATCAGCAATTAGCTATATCTGTAACTGGTAATTTGGATCTGAGGGCGGGTCAAAAGATCGAGGTATTGATACCAAACCAAGTTCCTGAACAAGACAAGGAAAAACTCGGATCGTTCGATCCTGAACACAGCGGTATCTATTTGATCAGGAAACTCAATCATCAATTTGACAGAATTACAATGAGCGTCTATACTGTTTTGGAACTCATTCGTGACGGTTTTGGTCATGAAGAGACAAAGATCAAATAGGTAAATTCATATGGAAAGTATCGAAGCACACATCAAGAAGGATCAAGAGATTCTTGACGATCCACAACTTAATCCTGCTGCTAGACGGCACTATAAGGAAGAGTTGCATGATCTAATTGAATATGAAGAGCATCATCATGACGAAATTGTGGCAGGTGATCATCATGACCCTAATACAATTGAATTGTTTTGTGACCAACATCCAGACGAGCCTGAGTGCTTGATTTATGACGACTAGATATGCAAGGACTTAATCAGTTATATCCGATGAACCAAATCGGTTCCGAT